TCCTATTTCCTTGCATCTGCTAGCAATTTGATCTGGCTGGGATAGTCCATCTAATAAAGAAAAATGACTATGTACGTGAAGTGGTATGTAGTTCATTCTGTACTTCCGGGTGCTTTATACTTACCAACACTATAACCCGGAACTGTGTAGTTGTCAACTACGTTTTTCATGCCATTCAGTTCGATATCGTGTCTTATTTGTTCGCACATGGTCATATAGTTGCCCTTTTCGCATACTTGACCATCTCTATATTCGAGCAGAGGCGAAGTACTGTCATTATTTTCGAAAGTATTTTTTCCAAAATGGCATAGCTTCTTACACTTCCAAGTTTTACTCAATCTTGGTCGTTTGCACTTTTTTATTTCTTCAAATTTTTTTCTTATCAAATCTTCTGTGCTAGAGAGGTCAGACTTATCAAAACACATACTAAAAGCTCCTCCATCATTAATAAAATTAATAGACATAATTATATGATCATATTGTGGATATAAATGACTTAGAGCATAGTGATAAAGCTTCAACTGTGGATCAGCATAAAGTTTATCTAAAGTTTTTTGTTGGCCGGTGGCCCAATCTAATCTTTTTCCAGTTTTCCAATCTACTACTTCTAAGGTTGATTCATTAACTTCCGTAATAAGGTCAACAGTACCTTTTATGGCCAATTGACCTTCTAATAGGCCGTCTTTAGTATCGTATTTATAATTTGCCCAAGATTTATCAATAGGTATATCAAAATGTTGTTCCGGCTGAACTATGTTTCTGGTTCGTGGATCAAAGACACCATTATGGTCTGTAAGAGCTTTATGCACCCACAGACGGGAATCTTTTAAATCTTTTTCTGACCACTCATGGTGTTTAAACTGAGAGCTATAGTAATTATAGACTGATTCAATAATATGATCTAAATCGTAGTCGTTTACGCCTATTTGTCCTAATATATCATCGTTATAATGGTCTTTATCATTTTGCTGAGATAATTTAATTCCGGCTAATATTTCTAGTACTTTATGTACAATAGTTCCTTTATCAGCCTTTTTGTTGCTTGGAGATCTGTAACCAAGAACATATTCAAGAAAATATTGTTGCTCGCACATACAGTGAGTCCCATAAGAACTACTGCGTAAATATGTAATAATTATAATAGCACCTTTTTATTTTTCAAAAAATTGATTATGACTTGATTTTGTTCGGGTATAGTTAGATTTTCGTTATAAATCACAAGATCAAAATTTTGTACGCCATAATTACATTCGTCTAAAGCGGTTTCGCTTTCATGGTCGGAATTGTGTGGATTTCTTGTTAGTTTTATCACTAAACCACCTGCCTGTTTTACTGCGTCTACTTCATTAGGAAATCTACAATCCGCAATTACAGCCAGTGCTGGTTTTTCTTTTTCTATTTTATTTATAGTAGCACTAGACCATACGTTGTGTTTCATTTTACGAAAGATGTTTGTGCCAATAAATTGCATAACTTCTCTTGCTGTCATTTGCTTTCCGTTCTCCCAATAACAATCTACCAATTCGTTTTTATGACTGTCAGACCCGTAACATTGATCATGCGTTAACCCTAAGAGTTCAATGCATATATTTTGCTTTAATGGATCAGCAAAATTATATATTTTTGCACTATTAAATGGTTCTATTTTTCCATTAAAATATTTAGCAACAAATTCTGAACATGTTGTTTTACCAGACTGTTTTCTACCAGCAAAAGCCACTATTTTTTTCATACAACCCTCTGTATATATTCTTTTATTTCTTTTTTAATTTCTTCGGATGTCATATCTGCAACATCGTTTTTTGATATTGTTGGATTGAATATTCTATATGTATTTTGACATTTCTTTTTGATTTGTTCTGCTGCTTTTTGTCCAGCTTCGTCGTTATCTGTTAATAAAATAAGAGTCATAGCTCCAGATGAATCTAAAAGAATTTTTTGTCTGTCGCTTAAAGACGAGCCGAACATCGCTACGCTATTATGTATACCATTTTCTTCCAGTCTCCATACATTGCCAGGACTTTCTACTATAATAGCTAGTCCTGTTTCGTATATATGATCTTTGGCAAACCAAAAGTTGTAAAGATAGTTTTGACTCTTAAAATCGGAGCTATGTTTCCATTTAGAATATAACCATTTTTTATCATCTGATGGACAAGATTCTTTAGGATTATGATAATGTGAACATTTATTACATTTCTCAAATATACTTCTGCCGCTACAACCAACCATATATTTATATTCATTGTCATAAACGGGTACAACTACTCTATTATGCATAGGTTTTCTAGGATTGGTACATAGTCCTACATCGTATTTTTTAAGAGTTTCTTCTGAATAATTACGATCCAAATAATATTGCGCAGGAATCTGTATGGACTTGATAATATGTCCTCTGGTAATCTGTGTTTTTGATTGTTCGGCTTTTAAACTGATATAATTGATAATATTAGTAAAATTCTTTTTTTCTCTTTCTCCTTTGGAGATTTTTATACTGCTTAAGTCTTTATTTAAAAAAGCTTGAACATATTCTAGAGCCTCATTAAATGAACAACTTTTGTCTCCAGGTTTTTCCCAGTTATATTTTTGTCTGGAAATGATTCCTCTTACAAAACCGATGATTGAAGCTTTGAATTCCTGTTCACAATTATGAGTTCTGCATTTCCAATTGCCTCTATAGTTATCTCCATCAGGATAAATATTTAAAGCAGATTCGTTATCTCCTCCGTGTATTGGGCAGCTCATAGATATCATTTTTGAATTCATTTTGTAATCTAAACCAAATGTATCAAGTAGTGTTTCTATGCTGTCACAAAGATCGTCGCACAAAACTTTAAGTTTAGCTTGATCAATTGAACGGTATTTGTTGTTCATAGTTATTTGTTTCGTCATCTACAATAAATCCTTCGTCTGAATTTTGAACATTATTCATAATTTCTAATCTAGTTTTACCTTCAGATATTTTAGCGCACCATCCTTTCATGTGACAATTAATGTAATCGTTATCATCTAAACCGCCGCCGTGGCGACTAACCAAAGGCAATAGCTTACGATTGCCATTAGTTGGGCCATCTTCAGCTATTTCTTCATCTGTTTTTCTTTTGAATATACTAAAGTTACTACATAGCCATATAATTCGGTCCGAACCGCTAGCAGTATCCGTACTTTCTTTTGTGATACCATCGCGATTAAGCTGAATAAATGCCACAATAGGAACTTGATATCTAACAGCAAAATTATGCAAACTAGTCATCATGAATCCTAGAACCTGATATTCTTTTAAATCTTGACTCATTCCCTGACTGTCCATAAGTTTTAAATAATCATAAAATATCACACACTGTTTGGCTGTGCCATCATCATTTAATCCTACCTCTTTCAATATCCACCTTCGCATAATAGCTAACTGTTCTTCAAAAGGCTTGCCAGCAATACTCTTATAAAACAGTTTTGTGGATTTTAATTCTTCTGCGGCTTTTAGGATTTTTGTTTTTTTATCTGCTGATTCTGCAAATTTGCCTGTTTCTATGGCATTAATTTCTACTTCTGTCATCATAGCCAAAACTCTATTGATATGATCAACAGTATTCATTTCTGTGTCCATGTTCAATACAGGAATACCATGTTTATGTGCTATATGAAATCCTATATTGTCTGATAAAAGAGTTTTACCAGTTTTTGGTCTGGCCGCAATAACATTAACTGTCCCTTTTCTAAGACCGCCTCCTATAGACTGATCATAAATCGGAAATCCAGTGGGTATACCTATTTGATCAACTTTATTATCTTGTAAACTTTGAATATATTCATCTATATCTTTACCGATAGTGATTGGATGATTATCGGTATCGTTAAGCAAAGAAGAGAAGTTAAATACGGCATCTTCGGCAACACCTAAGATAGATGCTACTGGTTCATTTCCATTAATTTCTAATAACTTATCTCCAGCTTGTTCTAATTGTTTTCGTAATAATCTAGCAATTTCCAGTTTTCTTATTTTTGCAGCAAATTTACGAACATTTTCTAAACTAACAGGAAAGTCTATTATAGCCTTAAGATGTTGTGCTTCTTCTTTTTTAGCAAAAATATTTGCTACGCCAACATCTTGTGCGGCAGCGTAAATTGATGCAACATCGATAGATGGTTTCTGTTCATTTTCACACAAAGACTTTAAACACTTATAAATAATACTATTGCTATCTATAGTGAAAGAAGACTCTTGAATAATGTCCGCTACATCTAAATACGCATCTTCTCCGTAACGACATATACCAGCAAGAACAGCTCTTTCGGAGGCCGGATCACACAATATCATTTTTCACCCTGATGAAGTCGAGCATTTGTTGCATTTATATCTTTCTATAGACTCAACTAGAGACGGATTAACTTCTTCATTTTTTCCACAAACCCTACACCTAACTCTTACAGTTTTATAAGTTCTAGACCTATCTGTAGGAGGTTGCACATTAAGCCTTCTATCTATTTCTGTATCTTCTTTATGCATTTTTGCTTCAGGCATTACATCGAATTTATTCTTAGAAATTGTCTTTTTGATTTTTGGTCTAGGCTTTATTTCTTCAACAGGAAAATCTTCTGGTTCATCTTCAGATAATCCCTTTTGTAATATAGCTATTAATTGTTTAATATCATCTTTATCAAGACCCATGTTTCACCTTATTTCTTTGTATAGATAATAATATGTCTGATAAATTTTTTATGCCATTAGCTAAATAAGACAACCTATCAGATCTTTGTTTAGCAAATTTTTTAATATTGTTCAAGGCTTGTGCTCTGTCATTATGTTTAATTGCTTGACCAGACTTTTCTAAATACCCATAACCTTTATAATTATTAATCTCATCAGCTATAGTTTCCTTGACCATCTCATCTGCCCAATTATACCTGGCTAGTTCTCTATTAATCGTTCTTTGTATATGAAAAGAAAATTGGCCAAGCCTATAGGAAATTTGAGCACAATCCTCTGGATTCAACTTTTCTAACACATCTCTGTTCATTGTCAAGTATTCATTTAGTTCACTTTCTGGTAATGCATCTTTGTCGTAGTTGGGCATACCAATAGATTTTTCGTATTCATCTAGGATATCATCCCAGTATTTAACTTCGTCTTTAGAGGATTTATGCATTATTTAATCTTTCTGTCCATTGGTTCTCATCTTCAAAATGAGGGAAAACTATATGTGTAATACCGTTGAGTTCGCACCATTCTTGTTTTTCGACATCTCGTTTTTTAGACTTTAAAAAATTCAGCATATTACCATGGTAAAAACCAACAAATTTATAGTGTTGTTCTCCATGAACTTCTATACAAAGTTTTTTCAGTGGTAGGTAAAAGTCTAAATATAAAGTATCTCCTTTTTTTAAGGGAATAGGTACTTCTTCAAGAATTTGGAGTGTTGGGTAGTGAGAGGTTATGAGATTTCGAGCTTTTATATGAAAACTCGACTTGTTGGCAATTTTACCACGAGCCATGTTGCCTGTCAAGTTCCATTTATGAGAAACTCCATCAAGATCGGTAATCAGCATTTTATGCCCATTGTTTCTTTAATTGCTTTGACCAAATCTTCGTATGCTTGGGGATTTTCTAAAAGAAAATTTCTAACCTTTTCTGTACCCTGAAATTTAGGCTTATCTGGTAATGAGGTCATGGTATACCAAGCTCCACCCTTATTAATCAAACCTATATCAGATGCTAAACATATGGCTTCCATATATTTATCTATTCCGTCACCATATCGTAAATAGCTTGTAATGCTAGCGCCTGGAGAACCTAAAGCAGACACCACAACTTGCCAATTAATTTCTTGGCCTATTTGAGTATTATCTGTACCAACAGTCCAAGGCTTAAAGCTTTTGGCTCTTAGTTTAATATCTGTCTGATATGCTATTGCTTGTCCACTTTTTTCTTTAAATTCAGCGCCGTATCCGGTAGGATTACCCATTAAATGCGTAATTCCTATAACTATATTTTTATTAACAGGAATCACGTTGGCAACCTTTCTGCAAAATTTAGCTAGTAATTTAGCACCATCTGCTCGTTGCATTTTATTCATATCGCTAGTGATTTCAGCTTCTGTGCATAATGCTGAATACGAATCAATAATAACTACAGATCCTGGGATTTCATTAATAATTTTTTCACCAATTTGCAAATATTCTTCCGCATGTAAAATTTTACCCTGCTGACTACCGATAACATGGAATCTAGATAGGTCTAAATTAGGTATTCCTTCTATATCTCTCTTTTTCAATCTACCTTCGATATTTAGATAATACACTTCTCGTGGTTCTTTTAGATCGCCCTGATATTCCGGTTTTTGTGCAGTAGAGGCGAAATCAAGAGATGTTATAGTTTTACCACATTTGGGTTGTCCAGTAAATACAACAAAACTACCTTCTGGAATACCACCATTTAGTATTATGTCTAAGGATGGACTTACAGGAATAATAACAGATTTGCGATCCATAACAGCGCTGCCGTTTAAGATAATATCTTGACCAAATGCTTTTTTAACATCGTCTTTAACGCTCATCGTCTATATCCTTTAATTTTGAAAAAATATTTTTTGGTTTTTGTTTATTGGTGCCAAACTTAACTTCTTTGGGCCTATTGAGATCCAATGTAATTTCTTTATTCTCAGCATCAAGCTTTTTTTGTTCTTGTTCTATGATAGGTATTAGATATGGTGCTCGCAGAGAAAATATTTTTGAAGCTTTAGGATTTTTCAACGCTCTTACAATAGCTTTGTCATTATATTTTTTTATTAGCTTGTGTGCAGAGGCTATCTGATTTCTATAAAAAGTTGCCCATTCTTTATTAACCCAAAATCTATAATGTAGATCTAGGTTATCTTTTTTGGCTTTATTTTCGCATATTATTTCAGTAATATACTGAGCTGCGCTTACTTCTTTGCCATTAGAATATTTAGATATGTATTTTTTGTCAGCCATTTGGTTTAAAGATCGAACCCCTACTAGTTCTAGATTTTGTATTAGGAAATTTCTTTGATAGTTCATCATTTAGTTGTGATGCAGATTCTGTCATAACGCTTACGTTGTTTGTTTTTTTAGAAGCTGTGTGTCTTACCATCAGGTTTTGGCTTTTGCTAACCTTGCGAGGTTTTTCCTCTTTTGGTGTGTTTATTATACCATCGACCACAGCTTTTTCAAGCCCCAATTCTAAAGCAATATCTGTAGCAGACATTTTTATGGTATCATGCAGATATTTAACGGCGTACTCTGTTTCTTTTGTTTTCTTCTTTTTAACCATTATATCATCTCCCTTTCAGCATTATTTAACCATGCTAAGTTTTTAGTAGATAGAAAATTTAGATACATATCAAATATTTTTTGATTTACTTGCTTAAATTCGAATTCTTTTTTGCCTATTTTGGAAATAAACTTATCGCTCTTTCCTTCGCTGAACATTCCCATAGGATTGAAAATTCTGCCATAAGCTCCTGTTTTTATATAGAATTTTTTTGATCCATTGCGAATAACACATTTGGCTAAAGTATTTTTGTTTTCTTCTTTGCTGCAAGGTTTATTATTGGTGTCTATATAATCGTGATTCCCTAATAAAGTATAGTACTCTATATATGTGTCAGAGTTTTCCTTTTGTTCTTTTTCTAAGTCTTGTGTAAAAATACAGTTTTCTGGTTTCATAGTAATTTCCTTCTTTTTCTTTTTGACGCTCCTGGCCACCGCACTTTGGGCGGTTTTTTAATTCTACTAACGCCATTTGGCAGTGGTTTGCTTTCTTCTTTATTCTCTTTATAATCATTATGTTTCATGTAAAGCGCTGATTTTTCATCTTCGCTCATTTTTTCTGAATTGCGTTGAGCCAAATCTCCTATGGTTTTCAGTTCATTATCAGATTTTTTTACCGAAACAAATTGTGTTTGAACATCAGCACAATATAATCTGTTGACATCTTTTGTTTTTTTACAAACAGGACATTTGTAAGTTTCTTTATATTCGGAAAAGTGACAAAATATTTCAAATTGTTCATCACAATTAAAACAATAGTAGGTGTATGTTGGCATTATTTAATTTGGTACGATGGGGGCAAATACAGTTCCCATTCTTCTGGAACATGTATTATCTTAGACAAAAGGTGCGATATGTGCAAGTACTTGAAATCTTTTTTTGGCACTATTGGATAATTAATTAGCTCCATATTGGCTTGTTCTGGCGTTCTGTCTCCTTTTTTTCGATTGCAACTACTACAAGAAGTAACTATATTGGTCCAATTTGTAGGAGATCCAGTGTTATAATT